AATTGGTGAAAATCGGAACTAGAAATCCACCCGCCCCCCCCGCGCTGTTCAATATTCCAACGAGCGTCAACGAAATGCGTGCCTGCAGCCATGCGCTCGTCGTAAAACTTGCGCATTTCATATTCCAAATCGTGTGAATTGGTCGCTGTAAACTCACGATAGGAAGTGCTGCCACCAGTGGCACGGTCCCACACCACACGCCCAACATAAAGCTTAGACGGGTCGGCCTTCTCGGCCGCTTCCTTGATTCGCTGATCCTCGAGCGTCAGCAAATCAGGAGGGGTGGGCATCTTCGGGGTCTCCACCTTCGCAACGGGCTGCGAACCGAACCCCGGCAGCGTAATCTGCCGGGTGGCGGGACCTGACGAGAACAACGTCGGTAAAGCGTCACCGCCCGACATATAGGCTCGGGCCATGTGACCGGCGAATTGCCCGGCTGAACGAATGACAGGGCCGGAATTCTCCTTGAGATACGTGATAGCCCCGCGCGCGACGTCGCGAATGGCGGAGCCAGCGTTGCCGAAAGTAATCTGCGATGACGATTCCGTCGCGCTGAGTACGGCACTAAATCCTTGTGGGTCGGATTCAGACATGGTTTGCGAAGGCGCAGTGGATCCTATGTACTCCATCTGGCCAAACACCTCATAGGCGTAGTACGCGGCCGTGCTCGCCGCCCCTTGGAATAGAACTCCCATGGTAGGCGGCACCGAGCTCGGCGCGGTTGAACTATACGTCAGGTCTGAGGGTTGAGTGGGCATCCAGGTGAGATTCGTCACTTCGCGGTCCGTCGTAGGCGTGAACTGCCGCGACGTCGGGTACGCCGTGATATTGGCGTACGTAAAGCCCGTGAGCGTCGAGTTGTTCGGGTGAACGAGTGCGACATTTAGCCCGCCGATGCTACTTTCAGCCATGATCGGCCATACTCGTAACCCGACTGCAACCAAGCGCCACTGCAAGTTCTCGCTGATAGCGGAATTCGCATAAGGCGAATTGCTTGTAGCATACGTCACGCCCGTTTCCGATCCCGTGACAGGGAACGTAG